GCGCGCTTCTTAGCGCCGTTGCGGTTGAAATAGGAGCGGTCGAACGTGAAGTATTTGTCCGACTGCTTCTGAACTGGCACGTTCTGAAAGACGCGCGAAGCGACGAAGCTCTGCGGGTTTTGCAGCAATGCCAGAGAAATGTTTGTAAGAGCTGCGTCGATGTGGAACGAGCTAACGTTAGGTTGCGGCATGATCTATATCCCCCTGCCTTATACTGCGCCGCGCGGATGGAACAGGATCTCAATGATCCGTCCACTGGCGCCGGTTTCAAGAGCCGTCCCGAGAATGAGGTTCGTCGAGGTGGCGGTGACAGCTTGGCCAGAGGCGTTAGACATGACCGGACCGCCGCGGGTAACAGTGCCCCCGCAAACGACTTTGGTCTTGCCCATGATCGCCACAAGAGCGGCGCGACCAGCGGCTGCGGGTGCATCTTGTAGGACGCCTTGCGCGATCACGCCTGCGCCCGTCGGGTCGATCTGACCGTCCGATGCCACCGAAACAAAGTAAAACTGCTTTGCCGAGAGATCCTGTCCGGCCTCGAGCGACACGCAGAGCATATTTTCTTGAGTTGCCATCTTGGCCCCCTTTTACTGTACGTTGCGTTTAGCGAAGAGCTCCGCGCCGCGACCGGTGAGCGTCACGTCGGCGAATGCCTTGGCGAACGTCACCTTTTTCTCGGCTGCATATTCTTCGGCCATCTTGTTGAGCTCGGTCATCGCGTCGGTCTCTTCCGGTGCGACCGTGCCAAACTCGCGGGTCAGCTTCGAGGCGAGAGTGTTTGCGCCTTTAAGCATAGCGTGAGCGGCTTTGCGGACCTCGTCGTCAGCGATCGCGTCGACCGCCTTGAGAACCGCGCCCTTCATCGCCGGAGCGCCCGATAGATGCGGGATTTCGGCGCTGACGCGCTTGACCAGCTCTTCGGCTTCCAGCTTCTTCGTCACTTCGGCCAGCTCTCCGGCCTGCTTCGAGATCATAGCGAGGACGCTTGCGGGGAGCGCGCTTTTCAGCACGGCCTCGCCAGAGACTTCGATGTAATCCTCGGCTTTACGCTTTTCGACGGTGACTGCTTCGTCGGCGATCTGCACGACGTAGCCCTCGGTCTCGAGCGACTTCACAAGTGCGTCGCGAGATGCCTCGAGGCGCTTGTTTGCTGCCTCGAGCTCTTCGAGGCGCTTCTCTTGATCGGACATCGAACGGTCTCCTTTGCCCAGATCGCCGGTCGGTCCGGCCCCCTTGTTGCGCCTCATACGCGCAACTTGATCGCGGGCGTCTGCCTCTGACATTCCCCCAGCGATCAATTCTTGAATCTTCATCTCGTCGGGCGTGGCGCGCTTGAACATGACGACGCGCGCGGCGGGGTTCGCTGGTTCATCGACCAGCGACAGCTCAATCAGCTCAAGATCTGTCACGTTAAACGGCATTGCGTTTCCCTAGGCCCCCGATTGAGAACGCGGCAAGCTCGCCGCTCTTCACCCTATCCCATACACCATTGTCGTGCACTTTCATAGCCACGATCCATCCTTCTAGCGCGGAATGCACGCCCAGCGCCTCTCCCAACGTTTTGGTGAGCGGGAAGGAATGTATAACCTCTCCGATCTGCTCGCCTTCGTGCATCGCTTTGGCGACGCGCACGTCGAGCATAAAGCGATCTGCCGCTTTCGTCATAACATCGGCCGAGATGATGTCGCCCTGCCGATCAACCATAGGCTTTCCATCGACCGAGACGACCGACGCCCAGCCCCAGACAATCCGCGCCTCGTCATCGAGCTTGATGATCTTCGCCGCGCGCTTCTCCATCGTCGCCTCCATCACGGCCTCGATCGCCGCGCTGACGACGCTTTCGATCAGCTCCGCCGCCGGGTTCTCGACCTCGGCCCCGTCTGGCCCGACCATGCCGGTCTGTCCGACGAGCTCGAGGTAGGCTTCATGGCTCTCGCCCGGCATATAGAATGCCTGCCCGTCCGGTCCTTCGGTCATGTGAGCGACCAGCCCGAGCCCGAGCTGGTGCGACCGCTGCACCGCCTCGATGACCGTCGTGAAGACGTCGTCCGAGATTTGCCGCTTCTTCATTTGTCCCATATTTGTCCTCTTTTCCTAGTTTTTGCGCGCTCTTAATCAATATCTTCAAGCCATCCGTAGAAGCCTGCCGAAGCGGTCGCTGCCTTGCCCGTCGTGACGCGAAAACCAAGGATCGCGCCGGCTGGAAATGACGCCAGCGCGCCATCCGCGAGCGTTGTTGTGTTGTCTTGCAGTTCGATCGTGCCCTGCCGGAAGAGCAAACCGACGTCCTCAAAGCGGTCGACGGTCCCGTCGAGATTCCCGATCATTGACGCGACAAACGAGACCTGCACCTTCGCCGCTGCGCCGCCCGACGAGGATCCCGCAAAGATCGAGTGCACGATCAGCCGCTTGCCTGCGGGGACGCGAAATGCGGTGCTGCGTGTGGCGCGCGCCTCTGCGTCCAGATATTTGTAGCGCGTGCCGCTGTTGGTGACAGTGATATTTCCGACGACGTGCTTTTCAGATCCGAACGTCAGCCCGGTAAGATCCCCGACCCATCGCACATTGGTCGCCGTCGTCAGCACGGGCGTCGTGCCGTCCATCGTCACGATCTCGCTCTGCGGGTTTAGATCCGCGTCCAGATAATTGAACCGCAGCGTTCGAACGCCCGTGCCTGCCGCACTATCCTGCGCGCTGGTCGAAACCAGCGTCATCTGCACGCCGCCTGCGGGCGCAACTGATGGATCTTTCACAGTCGAGCCGGGCCATATCATGATGTCGGTCACCGCGCCGCTGGTCGTCAGCGTCCCAGTGACAGCGACCGATTGCGCCCCATCGACGCGCCCCCGCGCAATTTCGACCTGCTGCGTCAACATCAGCCGCCAGATCCGCTGCGACCAATCGCGCACGGGCTTGATCGTCTTGGTGTAACCGGTTTCCGTCATTGTCCCCGCCTCAGATTTGCTTGTGGCATTGTCGCGCCGAGAGATGGTGGGAGCAAGTCACGAGAAATGATGCGCGCGAAGACCGCGCATCGGCATTGGATCGTGTTCGCTGCAAGCGCGCTGGGATCGCCGGGGTAAAGGATCGGACCGAGGGGGCTCGAGAAGGTCTCGGCCTGCCCGACGCCGCGCGGGTTCATCGAGGGGATCTGCACATGAGCGTCGCGGACGTGGCCGTCGTTCGTCGTGATCCACGTCCGGCGGACCTGCCGAGCGTCGATCTGCCCTTTGTTGATCATGTCCTGAAAGAGCTCCCACTGAGCCCCCTGCACCGCGCGAATGCTCTCGGTGCGCCCGATCACGTTCGCCCGGTATTTGATATAGCGGTCACGGTATCGGTCGACCAGCGACCGGATCTGCGCGTCGGTGAGCGGCTTGTCGTTGCTGATCGCTCGCGCCACGGTCTTATCGCTGCGCCGGTCGCGGAGCTTGCGCTCGAGCACGGTCGGGTCGAGCGCGCGCAGCATCCGCTCGTAATTGTTGACCGCCGCCTCTTGGCTACGGGTCAGCCCGATCGAGCCTCGGACCCGGCGCGCGATGGCGAACGGGTCGTCGCCCGCAGTCGTGCCCGATTGCAACACCTGGCGGATCGTGTCGCGTGTCGTCTGGTCAATCTCGCGAATCCGCGTCGATGTCATGGTCATGGCGAACTGCTCAAGGCGCGGATTTAGCCCGACGCGGATCTCGAAATCCTCCTGCGCGCCGTTTACGACACCTTGCGTGTCGCTTGTCGCCATTACGCCTTCGAGCACAGCCTGCTTGATCGCATCGGCATATTGCTCCCACTCGTTTGAAGCGGAGAACGTCGAAAATGCGTTCTCAAGCGATGTGAAGTCGCGACGCTCAATCATCCTCGCGATGGTCTCTGCAGGGATGCGAACGCGAATTGCTTCGATTGCCGCAATGAAGGCGCGCGCGATCTTCGGTTCCATGCCCTCCGCTGCCCTCAAGAAGACGGCGACGGCATCCGAGCCGGTCATCTTGAGGAGCGCGATGTTCATGCGGCGACGTCCAGCTCGTCGAACGTCGGCGCTCCGGGCGGAAGCATCGCGCGGAAGGCGTTATAAACCTGACGCAGCGGAGCGTCCCCAGGGAACAGGTCGAACGCCTGCCGCACGCCGTCGAGCAGGACGCGCACATAATCGTCGCCGAACCGCTGCATCGAGGTGATCGCCGATGGCCGGATCCAGCGCGCTGGGCTCATCTCGACGAAATCGCGCTTGAAGGCGGCGCTCTCGATGTAGTCCTGCCCGTTCGTGACGGGGATCTGCAAGCCGGGGACGTGCATGATCATGGTCGCGCCGGACATCGACGCCTCGATCGCGTAGATGTTCCAGATGTCGACGTCGATCCATATGCTGCG